ATTAAAACAACTTTGTATAGAAGAATACAGAGATTGGGAACCAGACGCATTTATAGTAGAAAAGAAATCTAACGGTGCAGCTCTTTACCAAGAATTTAGAAGAATGGGGATTCCAGTAGGTGAATTTACTCCAGGAAAAGGACAAGATAAAATAAGTAGAGTAAATGCTGTATCTGATTTGTTTAGTGGGGGTGTAGTATGGGCTCCAGACAGAAGATGGGCACATGAAGTAATAGAAGAGTGTAATGATTTTCCAGCAGGGGCTAATGATGACTTGGTGGATGCTACAACATTGGCTTTAGCACGATTTAGGCAAGGAGGATTTATTCGCTTGCCAAGTGATGAAGAAGATGATATACAGATGTTTAAAGGTCGAGGACAAAAAAGGTTATATGCGTTATAATGGCTACTCAAAAACACATGGGAAGAAATAAATTGATTGAGAGACTTACTGCACAAGTAGGAGATAAAGGTACAGCTATAGGGATATTAAAAAATAGAGGGCATCTTACTAAAGATGGAAAATTTACTGTAGAAGGTATGAAAAGAAACGCCATGACTGCTGAAGAAAGAGCTAAAGACAGAGCTTCTAAAAAAATAGGAAAACCTACATCAGCATTTAAGTATAACCCTAAAACTAATATGGCTAAATTAAAAGGATAAATAATGGCAGACATAGATAAAGGACTATACGCAGCTCCAGTTGGAATAGAAGAAGCGGCAGTTGAAGAAGAAGCTATTGAAATAGAAATAGAAGACCCTGAACAAGTTACTATTGGGATAGGGGACGCTGAAATAGTTATTGACCCTGACCGTATGGATGATGATGAGTTCAATAAAAATTTAGCTGAAGAACTTGATAAATCATATATGGCAGAACTATCAAGTGAACTACTCGAAGATTTCACTAATGACCTTAATTCAAGAAAAGACTGGCTAGAAACTTATGTTGATGGTTTAGAACTTTTAGGTCTTAAAATTGAAGAACGCAGCGAACCATGGGAAGGCGCATGTGCTGTTTATCACCCACTACTTTCTGAAGCCTTAGTTAAATTCCAAGCCGAAACAATGATGGAAACTTTTCCAGCTGCAGGCCCTGTAAAAACTTCTATTATTGGTAAAGAAACTGATGAGTGTATTGAAGCTGCTCAACGTGTTCAAGAAAATATGAACTACCAACTTATGGATTGCATGCCAGAGTATAGACCTGAACATGAAAGAATGTTATGGGGTTTAGGACTAGCAGGTAACGCATTTAAAAAGGTTTATTATGACCCAGCATTAGACCGTCAAGTATCTATATTTGTACCAGCTGAAGATATGGTGGTACCTTATGGTGCTTCTAATTTAGAAACAGCTGAACGTATAACTCATGTTATGCGTAAGACTAAACAAGAACTCCATTACTTACAAGAAGTTGGTTTTTATAGAGACGCAGAATTAGGTGAACCAAGCTACGACTTAGATGAAGTAGAGAAAAAAATTGCAGAGCAGATGGGCTTTGACGCTACTAATGATGATAGATATAAAATATTAGAAATGAATGTTAACCTTGATTTAGAAGGTTATGAAGATAAAGATGGTAATAGAAAAACAGGAATAGCACTACCATATATAGTTACTATAGATAAAGGCACACAAGAAATATTATCTATTAGACGTAATTGGACTCAAGACGATAGTATGAAAAAACGCCGTGAACATTTTGTTCATTACGGTTATATCCCAGGCTTTGGTTTTTATTGCTTTGGGTTAATTCATCTTATTGGTGGATTCTCTAAATCCGGAACAATGTTACTTCGTCAATTAGTTGATGCAGGTACACTCTCGAATCTCCCTGGTGGATTTAAAGCTAGAGGTCTACGGATTAAAGGTGATGATACTCCAATTGGTCCAGCAGAATGGCGTGATGTAGATTCACCAGCTGGAACACTTCGTGATAACTTAATGCCATTACCATACAAAGAGCCAAGTCAAGTGCTTGCTCAGTTAATGGATAAAATTATTGAAGAAGGTAGACGCTTTGCTGCAGCGGCAGATATGAAAGTATCGGATATGTCATCTAATTCTCCAGTAGGTTCTACACTTGCTATCTTAGAAAGAACCCTTAAAGTAATGTCGGCAGTTAATGCTCGTATCTATTACTCTATGAAAAAAGAGTTCTTCTTACTTAAAAATTTAATAAGAGATTATACTGACCCTAATTATGTATATGACCCTGCATCAGGAACGCCGGGCGCTAAACAAGCTGACTACGATAAAGTAGCTTTAATTCCTGTAGCTGACCCTAATGCTGCAACCATGGCACAAAAAGTTGTGCAGTATCAAGCTGTTATGCAAATGGCTCAACAAAATCCTGATATATATGACTTACCAGAATTAAACCGACAAATGTTAGATATATTAGGGGTTAAGAATGCAAATAAACTTATACCTGATGAAGATGATGTTAAACAACTTGACCCTGTATCAGAAAATATGAATATTATTAATGGTAAACCTGTCAAAGCATTTCTTGACCAAGACCATGAAGCACACATTGCAGTTCATATGGCTTTTGCTGAAGACCCTAAAATTAGACAATTAGTAGGACAAAGTCAAAAAGCAGGAATGATACAAGCTGCTATGGAATCTCATATTGCAGAACATATAGCTTTCCAATATAGAAAAGAAATTGAAAAACAACTAGGTGTTCCACTACCTCCAGTCGATGAACCATTACCACCAAGTGTAGAAAATGAAATAGCTCAACTTTCATCAGCTGCAAGTGAGAAAGTATTACAAGCTAATAAAGCTGAAGCTGCTCAAGAAGAAGCTCAAAAACAAGCGGAAGACCCAATAGTTCAAATGCAAAAAGCTGAACTAGAAATTAAACAAGAAGAAGCTAAAGTTAAAGCACAAAAAGTTATGGCAGATATTGAGTTAGATAAAGCTAAACTTGAACTTGATAAACAGAAAGCTACTGTTGACGTACAACGTGATGTTATGCTTGAACAAGCTAGACTTACTTCTCAAGAAACTATTGCTGGAGCTCAAATAGGAGCTAAAGCGGAAATGGAACAAAAACAAATAAATACTAAAGAAGTTTTAGAAGGAGCTAAATTAGGCGCAGCAGCTATTAATAAACAAAAAGATATTAACTTGCGCGAAAAAGAATCTAAGTTACGTAATGAAACTCAAGCACATGTGCAAAAGTTGAAAGACAAAACTCAGGTAAAAGAAACTAAACTTAAGGATGAAACTCAATTAAATAGAAAGGAATAAAAAATGGCAGAGAAAGAAACGCTTATGCTTCTATCAACCCAAATAGAAGAAAGACGCAAAGAATTATTAGAAGCTATGGGTAGGGGAACTGATAAGTTTGAAGCTTATCAACACGCATGTGGGCAAATACAAGGATATATGATTGTCCAAAATATGATTTCAGAAATGCTTGCTGTTCACCAAAAACAAGAAGAAGATTTTGAAAGCAGTCCTACAGATAGTGTAGTTAAAGTAACCAATATAGATTCAAAAAGGGGTAAAAAATGACCATAGCCACCCCGGACAAAACAATAGTCTCCAAATCTGGAGTACCTATTCAAAAACCCAAAAACACAACTACCACTGATGGTAAAAAAGTAAGTGAGGATGAAGCATTAGCTAAACTTACTACACAACTGCCTGATGTTAAAGGATACCGTATATTATGTATGGTGCCTGAAGCAGAAGACACTTATGATGGTAGTATTCTTAAATCGGATTCTGTAAAACAAATACAAGAGCATTCAACTGTGGTCTTATTTGTTATGCAGCTAGGAGATTTAGCTTATCAAGATACAGATAGATTTCCAACAGGAGCTTGGTGTAAAGAAGGAGACTTCGTTATTACTAGAGCTTATGCAGGCACTAGAATTAAAATTCACGGAAAAGAGTTCCGCATTATTAACGACGATACCGTAGAAGCAGTGGTTGACGACCCTCGCGGATACGAACGCGCATAGGAGAATAGCATGGCAGAAATAATAAATGAAATACCAGATGAACTAGAAATGGAAGGAGAAGAGGTAGAAGTAGATTTAGAGAAAGGGAAAAAAGAAGCAAAGGAAGAAAAATCTACTGCTGATGTTGAGCGAGTAGAACAAGAGTCTAAAAAAGTAGAACCTGAACTAGAAATTGAAGAAGAAGACGATACTCCTCTTGAAGATAGAGATAAAGACCCTTTACCTAAAGATATGGTTGAAGAATTAGAAAATGATACTTTAGAAGATTATTCTGAACGTGTTAAACAAAGAATGGCGCAACTTAAAAAAGTTTGGCATGATGAAAGACGAGCTAAAGAACAAGCTGCTCGAGAAAAAGAAGAAGCAGTTGCTTATGCACAAAAAGTAGCAGTCCAGAATAAACAACTTAAAACTACTTTGAGTACAGGAGAAGAAGATTATCTTAAAACGCTAGTAAGTGCTTCTGAAAATGAACTTAAAATAGCTAAACGCGATTATAGTGAAGCTTATGAGGCTGGAGATACTGAAAAAATAGTTGAAGCTCAAGGGGCTATGAATAGTGCTCAATTAAAATTATCACAAGCACAAGCATTAAAACCACAATATGCTTCACAAACAAGTGAAAATAGTGTAGAGTCTAATCAACAAGCAGTACGTTCTACCTTACCTAAACCAGACGCTAAAGCTCAAGCTTGGCAAGAAAAAAATAATTGGTTTGGTAAAGATGAAGAAATGACTTCATTAGCTTTAGGACTACATGAAAAATTAGTTAGAAATGGGATAGACCCCACGTCTGACGTGTATTATCATCGTATTGACGAAACGATGCAAAAACGATTCCCTGAAAATTTTGGGGAAACTTCGTTGGAGGAGGTGAAACCTAGCCAACGCAAACCTTCTAATGTAGTTGCACCGGCAACGCGTAGTACCGCGCCAAAAAAAGTACGATTGTCGAAAACACAAGTTGCTTTTGCTAAAAAGCTTAAGCTAACACCGGAGCAATATGCACGAGAAATGATAAAATTGGAGAACGCAAATGGATAAGGCAAAAAAAGTAATAAAGAGAAAATCAAGAGCAACAGAAGTAAGAGAAGATGAACCAAAGAAATGGCAACCTGCCTCACTCCTACCGGAGTTTGAGAAACAAACAGGATGGGCATATCGTTGGGTCAGAGTTTCTTTATTAAATGAACCTGATAACATGAACGTCTCTTCAAAAATGCGTGAAGGCTGGGAGCCCGTAAAACACTCGGACCACCCAGAAATTCAATTAGCGGTAGACCCTAATTCCAACTATAAAGATGGTGTTGAAATTGGTGGTTTACTATTATGTAAAGCTCCTCAAGAACTTGTAGACCAAAGATCAGCCTATGTTAAAGAAAAAACACGGGCACAGACCGAAGCAGTAGATGCACAGTATATGAATCAGAATGATCCTCGTATGCCTAAATTTGCTGATGGTCAAGAAAATGGTCGTGAGTTTGGAAAGGGGAAAAATTAATTAGGAGAAATAATCATGGCAACTACAGCT